GTTAAAGGTGCATTGGTTTATAATCATCAACTCAAAATCAATAAGTTATTGTCAAAGTATCCAAAGATCATGGATGGTGAGAAGATCAAGTTTGTTCACTTGAAAGATCCCAATCCTTATCAATGCAATGCTTTTACTTTTGTGACTGATTGTCCACAAGAGTTAGGTATTAACAAGTATATTGATTATGAGAAACAGTTTGAGAAGTCATACGTTGAACCTCTCAAATTTATTACTGGTGCTATCAATTGGTACATTGATGACACTTATGGTACACAGGCAACCTTAATGGATTTTTTCTCATGAATAAAGAATGTATGAATTGTTGGAGTCCTTATAAGGGCCCTAACAAAAAATTTTGTAGTCGTAAATGTTTTAACGTATTCAATCAAAGAAAGGTAAAATAATGGATTCCCCAGAAGTAACTAATCATAGAAAATTTGTAGACAGTGTGACCAGTGAGGCCACCAAGGATTGTGACACTTTCATCGAAAGGTTAGATGAATTACAAGACAATTCAAGGTGGAATCAACCTCAGAGGTTGCTCACTGGTGCAATCGGTATTTGTTCAGAGGGTGGAGAATTACTAGATATAGTAAAGAAGCTCTTGTTTCAGGGTAAACAACCAACTGCCGAGTTGAGAGTAAAACTCAAAGGTGAGTTGGGGGATGTTATGTGGTATGCTCAACAAGTCATGATTTCGATGGGATGGTCATTGGAAGAGGTACTTGCAGAGAATACAAGGAAATTGTCTGGTAGATATCCAGATGGTTTCGATGTTGATAAATCTGAAAATCGTGAGGGTGAATGAATCTTAGTCAATTTATAAAGGAGTCGGGTAATGAATATGCTTCCGTTGTCGATGACGGAGTGGCCGCTGGTGATGTCAACAGCTATATTGACACTGGCAGTTTTCTTTTTAACGCTCTACTCTCTGGTTCTGTTCATGGGGGTTTACCTTCAAACAAAATCACAGCGTTGGCGGGCGAGTCGGCCACAGGCAAAACTTATTTTGCGTTGGGCATGGTCAAGAACTTTCTGGACTCTAATCCCGACGCTGGTGTTTTGTATTTTGAGTCTGAATCTGCTATACCTAAAGAACTTATAGTTAGTAGAGGTATAGATCCAAAAAGAATGGTCATTCTTCCTGTAGTTACCATACAGGAGTTCCGTACTCAGGCAATCAAGATTTTAGATGCATATCTAGAATCAGACGAACAGAAACCAATGATGTTTGTTCTGGATTCTCTGGGTAATCTATCAACTACCAAAGAACTTGCAGATACAGCTGCAGGATCAGACACAAGGGATATGACTAGATCCCAAATCATCAAAGCTGCATTTCGTGTTCTGACACTCAAGTTAGGTCGTGCAAATGTTCCTTTGATCGTTACAAATCATACCTATGATGTGATAGGTTCTTATATGCCCACAAAAGAGATGGGTGGTGGTTCTGGACTCAAGTATGCAGCCAGTTCCATAGTTTACTTGTCCAAGAAGAAGGACAAGGATGGTACAGAAGTTGTGGGTAATATCATTCATTGTAAGAATCAGAAATCCAGGCTGACAATCGAAAACAAGATGGTCGATGTCAAGTTGGGATATCAGAGTGGGATTGACAGATATTATGGACTCCTAGAGTTTGGTGAGAAGCATGGTGTGTTTCAAAGATCTGGTAATCGATACGACATGAATGGTACTCAGTTGTATGGTAAATCAATCTATGCAGATCCAGAAAAATACTTCACCGAAGATGTGATGAAAAAACTGGATGAGGCAGCCGAACAGGAGTTTACTTATGGACAGGTGGATTCGGACGTATCCGAAGATATTTGATAAGAAGGAATGTGACGGCCTCATAGAGTATTTTGAGGCTGCAAAAGAAAACCATGAGGAAACCAGAATGCCAGGCCACAGGCATTTCTGGGAGTTGAACCTCATGGATCATGGTGGTAAGAATGAGATGAATCTGGAACTGTACAATCGGTTTCATAGTATTATGGATAGATACAAAATTGAAACTAAACTGCATCCCAAACAGTGGCCTGAAAAATATTCTTGGGAAGCCTTACGAATGAAAAAATATGAGAGAGATAGTTCTTTTTTTCTGGATCATGTTGACGTTGGCGATTATGAGTCTGCACGGCGTTTTCTGGTATTCTTTGTCTACCTTAATGATGTGGCTGTAGGTGGAGAAACAGAGTTTGTCAGTTTAGACTTGAAAGTGACTCCTGAGTATGGTAAAGTACTAGTGTTTCCTGCTACATGGGAATTTATACACAGAGGTAATGCTCCAGTGGGTCAAGACAAATATATTTTAGGGAGTTATTTGCATTATGTCTGAGTACAAAGATATAGAAACAGTCAAGCACTCATTTGTAGTTCGTGAAGACGATAAGACTGAATTTACTGCAATCCGTATTGATGAGGGTAAGTTCAAGGGAGCCATTTACGGATACAATGAGGTAGAGGTTGGTGGAGAAACAGAAGATGGTGGTTTAGATCTTCATTTTACAATCATTATGTGTAGGTATGAAAATGATAACCATATCACATACGAACCAGAGTTCCACAAAGTTTGTGGAGACATTTTAATATCATGCTTAGAAAAAGGATTAAGAAAGGAGGAAGCCGTTGACATTATCTACAGAGACAGCGATTCTGAGTCACTTGCTCACGAACGAGAATTATACAAGGAAAGTCTTACCATTTCTGAAGAATGAGTATTTTGAAAAGAGTGAGAACAAAATCATCTTTGATGAGTTCTACAAATTCATGGATGAATATAATGCATTACCTTCAAAGGAGGCATTACATATTGAGATAGAGAAAAGGAATGATCTAAATGAAGAAACTTGGAAGAATACTCAGGAGGCTCTCGGTTCCTTGGCAGCTGAGGATGTTGATGAAAGATGGTTGGTCAATGTTACAGAGCGATATTGCAAAGATCGGGCCATTCACTTGGCAGTCCTTGAGGGAATCCACATTATTAATGGTGATGACAAGGATCGCAACGCTGATAGTTTGCCTGATCTTTTATCCAGCGCTCTTTCTGTTAGTTTCGATAGCTCTGTTGGGCACGACTACATTGATGACGCCTCTGATCGTTTTGAGTTTTATCATACGAAAGAGGAAAGAATACCTTTCGATCTTTCGTTCTTCAACGAGATAACCAATGGAGGGCTTCCTAACAAAACTCTTAATATTTGTCTTGCTGGAACTGGTGTCGGTAAGTCTCTTTTTATGTGCCATCAAGCTGCTAATATCTTGATGCAGGGTCATGATGTTCTATATGTGACAATGGAGATGGCGGAAGAGAGGATTGCAGAACGTATTGATGCAAACCTCATGGACTTGACAATGGATGAGTTGCATAACTTACCAAAGCAAACATTTGAAAGTTCAGTTGACAAAATCAAAAACAAGACCAAGGGAAATCTGGTCGTGAAAGAGTATCCTACTGCATCGGCTCATGTGGGTCACATCAGAGGACTACTCAAGGAACTTGCTCTCAAGAGACAGTTTGTTCCAAAGATAATTTTCATAGATTACCTAAATATTTGTGCATCATCAAGATTCAAGGCAAATGCAAATGTCGGATCGTATTTCTATATTAAAGCGATTGCAGAAGAGTTGCGAGGACTTGCTGTGGAATGTGACTTACCAATCGTATCGGCTACACAAACGACTCGCTCGGGATATCAAAATTCTGATATCGGATTGGAGGATACCAGTGAGAGCTTCGGTCTACCTGCTACAGCGGATTTCATGTTCGCTCTCATCCAAACTGAAGAGTTGGAACAACTTAATCAGATTCTCGTTAAGCAACTCAAAAATCGGTACAATGACCCAACGAAGAACAAAAAGTTCGTTGTCGGAATCGATAGAGCGAGAATGAAGTTGTATGATTGTGAACAGTCTGCACAAGAAGATATCATAGATTCTGGTCAAGATGATACTCCCGCCTTTGATAAAGCATTAGATACCACCGATTGGAAGTTCAATTAATATAAATACTTAACAGTATATTATATTCACATGGGAACTTGATACAACTCGCCTTTACTGTCTCTAGTTCCCCTTTTTCTAAAATACAAATGCATAGTTTTAAGACATATCTTGCAGAAGG